ACTCTGAGGAAGTGCGGCGAACATGTAAGATAAAGCTGCTGATTCTTCGGAACGTCCTTTTCAAAAAGCCACTGCTGTCCTTCGTCCATGAGGTCAAGAATGTTATCAGCCGATACCGTAGTTGCTGCGGGTGTAATGGTCTTAGCAAGCGGATTCTTCGCAAGTTCCGCAATGTACTTGTCGGCGTCGTTTGACATACCGAGCGAAGCCTGTTTCATCAGATCTTCAAATACTCCCGGCATAGCAAGTTTCTTGTCGATATCGCCCATTTTAAAGTTGAAGTCGGCAATCTGGTCTATCGTCATGTTAGCGTCGATAGATGTTACTGTCTCAGCAGCTTCAAGCGTCCAGTCAATACCGTCGTGATGATAGATAGTCGGTGCTACCATAGAGGAAATCTTTACAACGTCTCCGCTTTCGGAAATGTCGTTGTCATACTTCCTATATGTGTTCTTGGCAAATACGGTATTTCTCTCGTTCATATCGAGCAGTTCTCTATCCCAATAATCGGGTTTGTAATGTTCAAATGCCATGTGTTATTCTCTCCTTTTCTTGAACCACTCAGGCATGCTTGCCTTTATGATTTCGTGGTTCTTGTCTCTCTGTTCGTTGGTCATGGCGTCGTATTCTGCTTCGGATATATATGTTTTTTCCTCGGCAGTATCGTTTACTTTTCCTATCGGGTCGGGCGCAATTTTAGCTTTGCGCTTTTCATACTGATTGCTTAACCAGTAAGCGTCCTTATAGTCCATAGCATCATCGCCTTGACCAGCCATTATCTTCCAAAATGAGTCGGGCACATCTTCTTCGGATTTGAGTTTCGGGTCGAGTTTCTGCAATGCGCTGAATACTTCGTTGCCCATTTTCTCCATACGCGCCGCTTCAAGCTGCGCGTTGAGTTCCGCAATCTGCTGTTCGTATTCAGCCAGCTTTGCTTCATTTGCCTTGTTCTGCTCGTCCTCGTTAAGAATGTCTCTTACTTCGTCCGGCTCCATATCGAGTGCCTGTGCGAGCAGGTCAATGTCAGCGTGTTCCGGGTCGTACCCATACATGGAAAGGGCATTGTTGATTCGATTGCTCTTTGCTTCTAACTGAGCCTTTTCGCTTTCGACCTCCTGCGCTTTCCTCTCCGCTTCTTCTGCTCTGCGTTCCGCTTCTTCCGCCCTTCTGCGATACTCTGCGAACGCATGGTCACTCTTGTCTACTTCTTCGGTAGTGGTGTCGTCGTCCTCAACGGACTCTCCCTCGTCTGCTATCGGGTCGGTGACTTCCGATTCTTCTACACCTTCCTGAACGTCAGGTTCAGCGACTTCCTGAATATCGTCACTTTCGTAACCGCCTGTGTATTCGTCCATACCTATTTCTCCTTATTTAGTTGTCTGTATTAAAAAAACACGCCTTATTGCGTGCTTAATAATCTCTCCGCTAACTCTAATAAAAGTCGAGTATGCGGTAATAATGGTGTGGTTGATAAAGTTCAGCCACCAAAACTACGAGTTAATCTGATTCGCTCCAATTCCGCTACATTTTGAGTAGCTGATAACTCGAGCATGTGCGTTACGTTATCATGAATAATTAAAGAAAAACCCGATTCGCTTTAATTAAATCATTTCCATTTCTATTAACAAAAACTATTAACATTTAACAGAAACTTGTTAAGTCCTTAATAAAAATGTTAATAGATATTTCCCAAAAATGAGTTTTTAGTAATAATGTGTATTTATCTGCCTATTTTCTTTAGAAAAATGTGCATATAAGTCAAATCAATACGCAGATATTTTGTGCTTGACTCCCGCCCCGGTCATGTTATCGGCAGTTCTTACTCCGATTGCACTTTTTATTCCCTGTAATATCCTTTATTTGCCGAGAAACCCACACTCTACGTGTGAACTTTTCGGTTTAAAACTACGTTGTGGTATTCTTATCCATTGGCTTTATATTGGCTTCTGTTTCTACACCAGTAGAGGGGTTGAACGCTTTACGGTATTCGGTGCAGTTCTTGTTCATGCACACGTAGTAATACTTACCGTCTCCGTCAACGTGGTCTATCAGAAGTTCTCCGTCACACTTGCTGCACTGCATTTTGATTACCTCCTAACTGATCGTCATATACGCCGTTAGCTATATCTGCCTTTAACGACTCCGCCTGCGCCTGCATTTTCTCTGCCCTTGCTTTTAAGAGTGCTGATACTTTGTCTTTCGGTACGCTTCCGCCACTTGGCAGATACGTTCCGTATTCCTCAAATGTTATCCACTTGGCGGTGAGCATGTTATCCCACCAAGTCTGTTCGTTATCACGCGTCCATGATGTGTCCTGCGTGACTGTGATTTCAACTTCGGGTTCTAACTGAGCGAGTACGTCGCCGGATAAGGCTTCGTCCTGCAATTCGATACCGCCCGGATTGTATGTCCGTAACTGGTCGAACCATATTCTGCCTATATCCTCGTAAATCGTCCTTAATTTCGCTATATTCTCGTTAAGGCTGAGTGCCTGCTGATCTCTTACCGCTAATACGGTGGAACTTGCTACTCTTGCAAGGTCTGTCGTGCCTGTTATGGCGTCGTCTGAGCCTGATAATGAAGATGTTGTCTGTATGAGGTCGTCGACAAGCGTCTTTGCGTCCTGACTCATAGCCTGCGGCGGCAGATATGACACCATATCGGTGACTCTCTGGCTTGAACCGTTGTTTACTGCTATTGCAGAACCTACTTTGTCTATATCTTCCGGGTTCTGCACCATGTTTGCCGCGTATGCGAGTCTCGGAAATGCTGAAAGTTTGGTTGAAATAACTCTCCTAAAGAGTGTCTTGTTGACTTCAAGCTGATTCGGTATCATTTCCTCTACCGCACCTCTGCCCCTTGCTGAGTTCGGTACGGATTCCCATACCATATTGGCAATAGGGTATAGTTTCATGCCGTTATGCGTGTCGTATTCTCCAAAACCGTCTCTTATTGCAAGAGGTCTTAACGGCTCATAGGTGCAGCCTTTAACTGCTCTCGCTATCCATACGATACCGTCTATCTTCTCCATGTATATGAGAGAGGTTATCTTTCCGTCCTCGCCTGTCTCGTCAAGTTCTTTGGTGTTTCCAACTATGTAATCGTTATCCCGGTCAGTAGCTATCTGCATGATCTCGTCAACAGGTATATTGTTTGCTTTGGCTTTCTTCCTTACTTCCGATACGAACAGCCTTTCACGAATGATTATCCATTTCTGCTCCTGAATATTCTCGTTCTGCTCGTCAGACAAAAGTATACATGTGTTGGAAAGTATCTGAGGTTCGTAAAAGTTTCCTGTTCCCCAGAATATGTATGCGTCTCTCTGTATCGCGCTTGCTTTGGAAAGATTGAGAACGTGATTATCCATTTTGGCTTTAGTCCAGTCAGAAGCATATTTGGCGTCAAGAAGTTCAAGCGTTGCCTTATCGTCTGATTTTCCTGTCTTGAAATGTGCGGTCTGCTTGTTCTGACACACCATGCCGACTTTGTACTTTACGGCTTTCTTTATGAAGTTGTAGACAGGGGGAATCTCACCGCCTGTGTCGCAGCCTTTCCATTGGTCGCCTAAGTAGAAGTCCCACGCCTTACGGCTCTTGTTCACAATGCCGTTATTGTCTATGTACTCTTTGGCTTTGGTGTACTTCTCCCATATTTTGGGTTCGTTCAGCATTTGATCTTCTCCTGTCCTTTAGATGTACCGTCGTATATTTCCATGTTCTTTTCCACGGCGGCGTAATAGTCAGCGTTTTTCTGTATGATCTTGTCGGCTTTCCTTATGTTCTTCTTCTCCGCTATTGTAGGTTTCTTTACTTCGGGTTCTTTCCGTGAGCCTTCTTTGAATCCGAGCATAAAAAATATCGGTACTAATACCGACAGAATCATTATCGTTATGTTAGATAACATGCAGTTTTTCTCCTATTCCCACTTTAGGGGTATTCTTTCTGATATGGAAATTGGCTTCTATACCTTTAGGCTTATACGGAAGTTCACGGTAGAACTTCATCATTCCCATGCGTGAAATACATTGAGTCATGGCGTCAAGCATATCATCGTGCTTGCCGTTAGGGAACTCAGCACATTCGTCTATGAACTCGCCTGTGAAGTTCCTGTCTCTCGGCAGGAATACATTACCTGCTTCTATGTATGATGTAACGGCGTTCGCTCTCGCTACTTTTCCGCCTTGCGGTTCTATGCCGACTATGCCGGGCATTTCACGACGCATTAAGTCTATGATAGCTGAGCCGTTTGCTTTATCTTCTATCCATATTCCGCTTACTTGCGGATAGTGCGCTTTCATGCCTGATATGGCATTTACTGTATCTACAAATCCTAACCGTTCCCGCACAAGGTCTATGAGGAACATGTTTCTTCCGCTTTTACCCCAACATTCTATTGCTACATAGTCGGAAGTGTCTTTATCTTTGAATGTGGCGTCTACTGATATGACCATGAAGTCCATACGCATTTTGTTCAGGTCCGAGTAGGAATAATACTTCCACCATTCGTTCTTGAATAAGTTGCCCTCTGCTGCGGTAGGGTGACCCTGCATTAATGCGTTCCATGCACGCCTGCCGGATTCTCCGCCCTCGTCTATATCGCCCGAAAGGAATGAACTCTTGAATTTTTGAAGCCATGTATCGTCTTTGCCGATTTCAGGACACAGCGGTTCTCCCGGCTCTCTGCCAAGCAGGTCGTTTTCCTCTGCTTCTAAGGGCAGATTGATTACCGTGGTAAATGGGTCTTGCTTCGCTATCCGTCCATACAGATCGTCCTCATGCCACCTCGTCTGTATGACGATTATCTTAGTTCCATGTCCGTCTTTTACGCCTGTTCGAGTCAGTATCGAGTTCTGCCATTCGTACCATATCTTATTACGCCTTGTCTCGGAATCAGCTTCCTCACGGTTCTTGATAGGGTCGTCTACGATTATCAGATTTCCGGGGTTTCCTGTTATGCCTGACAGAATACCTCGGCTTATCATTCCGCCTACATGGTTGCTTAATTCCCATGTGTCATTGCTCTTGCTGTCACTTGCTATCTTTATACCGAACAAGCCGCCAAGTCTCTGTATCTTCTCTTTATTCCTTTTACCAAATTTCTTCGCAAACGGACTTGAATAGCTTGCTTCTATGACTCTGTAATCCGGGTGCTTTCCTAACCACCATGACGGTAATGTCTCTGTTATGGTTAAAGTCTTACCGTGCTGCGGAGGCACGCTTATACAGAGTACGTCGTATGGGTTGCCTGTCTCTTTCTCTAAAAATGTCTGCACTTCTTTACACAGGTAGGTGTGAAATCTTGTCGGCTTCCACCGGAGTGAATCAAAGTCTGACATATCACAGCCTTCATTATTCGCTTCCATGCAGTACGCAAGATAATCGCTTCTAAGAAGTGAGCAGTATGTTTTACTTAGTTTCAT